TATCTTCCATAATACTAATTACTCCTTAGAATAATGCGAGGATATCCTCGGGTTTGTTAATTGTGCCAATGATCTCATCATCATTTAAGATTCTGTGTTCACCGTATTTAGTCTTAAAACGAGAGCCAGCATATCGTCCATAAACAACAAACTGACCTTCTTTACACCAGGGTCCTGTTGGAAATTTTTCCGTATCCTTATAACATAAATCCCCCATTTTAACGACAAAACCTACTACGGTTGTCATTTCAATAGTTTCTTGTGTTTTTTCAGATAAATAAATACCACCTTTGGTTTTTTTCTTACCAGCATATGGTTTTATCAACATTCTATATCCGACAGGTTGGGGTAATACTCTTAGATATTCCTCGGTTTCTTTTTTTCCCCTTGGAATTTTAACGTCTTCATCGTTTTCTTTCTTTTCAACGAAGCGTTCAGGTTTGATTAGTGTCGTCATCTACATAATCCTCTCTATTTTGCAGGTCTTTTAAATCCTGAAGCAGTGATTCTAATCCACTGAGCTTGCCCTTAGCATAATGTAATTGATCAAGTTTGTCTATACCATAGCAAATATGGTCTTTAGTTTTATCAATTTCTTTCTTAATGTAATGTCTTACAGTTCTAATTGTGTCTATATCAAGCATGTACTCTTAAATGATGTTTAGGCCCTAATTTTTTACAGTGCCTTCTACCTTCTGGTTTATATCGCCTTTTTGCTCTTTTAACAAATGTTATTTCAATTTTTTTTATTCTTTTTGCCATAATATATCACTGAATTCCTATATCCTAATGTTTTGCTTTTATTTTTTGGAAATCTTTCACCACTACAATCTTTTAAAGTTAATACTTCAATCTTTTTCGCCAATCTCTTTGATCTCCCCGTGCTGATTGTATTTGTTTCTCGCATGCAAAATCACTATGTGTTGTAATTACCATTGTTTCTTTATCGCTACATGTATAAAAACATTTAACGGAATCTTCTCCTAAAAAAGGTTCAACTCTTTTTTCTTTTGTTAACCGGCAAGTGACATGGTATTGATTTCTTTGATCATATAACTTTCCCTTGCCTGTCCATTTATAACTCCAACTATTAGCCGTTAAAGGAAATAAGATAAGAGCACAAGTAAGTATAATACTATTTTCTAAACTGAGCAATGCTTTTAAGTCCAAAAGATCCAGCTATACTGGCTAAAATTCCATACGTCAGCCAATCAGGACAGTCTTCTTTTAGAAATTTAAAGCCTTCTGCCATAAAAGGTTGAAGTGGAGGAAAAAATGAAGCAAATATCAAAAAAATAAAAGTTAGGGTCCAAGCTTCGTCTTTCCAGCTTTGATCTGATGCAGACATAGCTGCTTCGTCCCAATTTCCATCTTTTTCAATTTTAGTTTTAGTGGCTTCTAATTTTGTCAGCTCAACCTGACTTTTAAGTTTGGCTTTCTGCTGTTTGCCCTCTATCCAAGTTTTTGCCAGACTCGCTACTGGTCCTATTATTGCTTGAAACATCGGATTCTCCTTTTTTATAAATAATTTTATTGTTTCCTTTTTCTACAACTTTAAAATTATAAGTCTTTAGGAGAGCATCTACAATACCTAGCTTAAATGAAGGGTAATCATCAAAAATAAATAGAGCTTCTTCTTCTGTTCTAGGTATGAAAAAATTTATTTCATTCAAAACATCATGAGTGGTATGTGGACCATCAAAAACAACAACTTTATATAAACCATACAGCATTAGCTGACCATCAAAAATAAATTGGTGCCCTTCTCCCATAGTTCTAAAATAATAATCATCCGTCATATTAAAAAATGCAAATTCTGGATAATCCTTATACAATAAAGGCACTGTTTCCGTCATCATATTGTCATCATAGTTTCTTCGTTCACGTGTGGAACCATCATGATGTTTATATTGAAGACCACCATAAGGGTCAATGGCAACATGTTTATACAGAACAGGTTTATGTTCTCTTACTGCATCCATAACAAGCTTGGAACCCAAACCACGTCTTAACCCAATTTCGCAAGTTAATACGCACCCTTTCATCTCAAGGTTTTTTATGTGTTTCTTAATTAGATCGTATTCTACTGAGTCGCCTTTAATCATTTTATATAAGGAAGAGTGTCAATTATTACTTCTTTTGAAATTATTAAACATTGAGTATCTAATGTAAGTACATTTGATTTGCGAAACAATGGTGTTTGATAATAAAATATATTTTTTGCCATATCCACACATTCTTTTTTATTATTTAATTCTTGTTCAATGGTGTAATGAAGGGTAGTTGAGTTATCTGGTTGTATTGTAAAAAATACAAGGATAATAAATTTCTGCATCATTTTATCCAATACATTAAATTGAAATACTGGTCTAAATCAACCGCTAATTCAACACAATGTATCATAATCTCAATTAAAAGCAAAAGAATAATTATGTCTAGTTTATGCTCTTTTAGATTAAACATTTCCTATGAACTTTTCGCCAGTTTTCTGTATGGCTTTAACACCTTTTATATTAGACTGTGCTCCTGTTTCACGGTGCGGACAGCCAAAACCACCTTCTTTTAATCTACTAGATCTACGTTTAGCAGCAGCTGTCGCTTCTTCAACTGTTTTATAAGTTTTTACTCTTCTTCCTGTTTCAGGATCTGTTTTGTTATTTTTATACATTTCAGTTAGAAAATCTTCACCATGTTCTTGACCACCATACATAGAAGGAACATTTGTCCAACCTTTATCCGTCTTTATTGTTTTTGAATATTCTGATCTTTTAATTTTTAAAAAAGGATTGATATCGTATCTTTTTCTTTTTTTTAATTCAGGTTCAACAAGTCTGCCCCCATTCATACCTTGAGGTTGTGGTCCTTTTTTAGGAGGTGCTCCAAAACCCATAATACTAGTTTCTTTCTTTGTTATTGTTTTTTTGCATATCTACCTGTATTTTTTCTGCCTGTAATCTTAGTTTATCATCAGCAACTCTTATTCTTTCTTCAGAAGCATCTTCCGCATCTTCTCTTTTCATTTTATCCAAATCAATACGCTGTTCAAACTCATTGCCTTTACGTTGTTCTTCTGTCCTAAATTCACCAGACTTTCTCTGCATATCCATAGCCCTCAAATCTAATTCTCTTTGTTTTAATTCAACTAAAGGATCTCCTTTTTCCGTCATCTGTTCAGCTTGCTGTAATTCAGCAGTTAACTCCATTATTCTTAAAGCAACCATAGAATCAAACTCAATTTGAAATGCTTGAGGGTCTTTGTCTTTAAGTTCCTGTAGTTCAGGTCTTTGTGTAGTAATAATAACCACAACTTGAGCCCTTGCTTTCATAGAAATATGCTCAGATATATGTGCCTGCAACAAAGCATACACAACAGGATTAATCTGAACCATACGAGTCTTAATAAAGGACCCATGTGACAAGATGTGAGCATCGTGATTCTGTTCTGGATAAGCCTGAGGAACTTCTGTTCGTAAAGCCTCCGCATTTTCAATCGCAGGATCTTTTGGAATAGGTGGTTTTTCTGGTTTTAGTAGATTATCCACTTGTTTTGTGCCTAAAGATTCATAAACTCGTCTAAAAGCTTCCCTAACATTGTGTAATTGAGGTGCGGACTGTGCAATCTGTAGTTGAGTCTGCGCCAAAGTCACCCTTTGAGCCATAGAAAAAATATTTGGGTCAGCAACAGGGATAACATCCACATCCTCACTAAAATCAGGTGCTTTTATCAACCTATTTCCCCCATATACTGAATACGGGTAAATTGGAGGTAGATAAGTACCAAAAACACGAGCCAAAAGTCTGAATTCTTGTCGCATAGCATAATAACAACGCTTGTGTATTGCACTCATAACCCTAGAACCACGCTCCAAGAGGGCAATTGTCGTTCCAACAGCTCTGTTTTGAGTGTCATTGCCTACCGACATGTCCGCAATCGCCGCAAAACGTTGTCCAGCTTGCACAACAAAACCTAAAAGTTGAAATAAAACATTGCTTGGCTCTTTAAATGGTAAAATTTGGAACTGATCCTTGATATTTCCACCAGGAGCATCCACATCCCTAAACTCTCCAGGTTGGAAAGGTTGATCATCATCCCTTATTCGAATACCTCTAGACTTAAAACCAGCTGGTAAATTGCTTAAAGTACCCGCATCAAGTAATTGTCTTAATGCAGCAGTTGCAGTTTTTGATAAACCACCAATCATATGGATTAAACCAAAACCATAAAACCCTAAACCAGGTAAAAACTTGTAGTGAACAAAA